ATAGTATCCCCATCAACAACACGATTAATCTCCGTCACTCGAAAGTTGTAGCAGCTCTTCCTGCTCGGTGGTGTCATAACTCCCATAATCATCCTCCCATGATTCTATAGCTGTATTTATAGCATCGGAAGGATGAGTCATATTTTTCTCTATTTCTTCTCTTCTTTGATTTCTAATAAACATACCTTGTATTGCTGTCCAATGATGAATGTTATAAACATCAAGGTCACCTCTCATCTCTTCTTTTGGTAGAGTAGGTTTAGGTTTAAGAGGTTTATCAAAAGGAGGACAATAAGTTTCTCCCCCATCCAAACGAGGACTACAAGCTTGTGCTGCAGCACACCATGCTACTGCACCAATAATACAAGTTGCATAAATTTTATTCATTTGGCCAGAAATGATCGAATCTTAGTATGTAGTATATCACAATACTAACACAAATGACAAGTATTGCAATCATCCATACAATACTCCAAACAATCATATCATTGACATTGCGTGTTGTAGTTCTTTCGCATGCTTTAATTCATCTTCTGCTATCTCTGCTATCTTCTTATCCTCTGGATGCCATGCATTATACTTAACATAAGTTTCATAAGCATGTGCTTCGATCTTCATGTTGATATCATAAGCGTTAGTAGGATCGATAAGATAATACCCAACCATGATCCAATAATAAACCAAAACAAGATGTTTGGCAAAGAAGCGATCGATCCAATACTTATTTCCTTCTCTAAGTTCCATTTCTTCCAAATGTTCAGTTTCATTTAATGCCTGATAGAAATGCTCTTTCATTAAGTATATGTGATCTTCTCCTCGAAGTCCAAGACTTTCACGAAAATGTAATACACTGATAAATGAAAAGTATGGTGCTCTTGCAATAACCTCTAGCACCCAGAACCTTTGAAAATCTCTACCTCTGTAGAGAAAGTCTAGGATGTAAATTGTGACATCTAAGACGAGAGTGTTTAGTTGTTTCATATAGGTATTTATACTACTAATTCTCGTAAAGATTGATACCTTCTTTGGTTCGTGATAAGGTAAAATTTCCTTGAATCTATGTGTCATTGCCAATACTCATCTAATACATCTAATACTTTATTAAGATATTCATTCGCTCCAATACATTCCCATTGTCCTTTCTCTCCTATCTCGCACTTATAATGTAGTTCTCTTTTAAGTTGCATGAGTCTATTTGTCATTGCAACCTTGTCTAATCTTCCGTTCATTATTTTTCCTTGATACAATACTCTGCAGCATGCGGGTTATCGAAACCTTTCAGATCTTCCCTTGCTTGTTTTATAGCGTTATATGCATCCTCTGCGTACTCACATATTTCATAATGATGATTTTGGTTATCATGATAACCTACTGTGTAATGTGACATTTTAGCACCACAATTCTACTATACTAGCTATAATATCATAGCATTTCAGTATGTAGTTGTGTATCAATTATTGCTTTTTGCTGATATTAGTAGGTTGTTTACAGCAATTCTCGTCATGATCTTTTTGTAGATCATCTATAGCGTTCTTAATTGTAGTGATACGCTTTTTTGTTTGTTTTTGGGAGTTTTCCACTTCTGATTTTTGTTCCTGATGTCTCACCTTCACCTTTTGGATTTTTACCTGGATTGGATTTCCCTAGATTTGCAGATTTGTTTGGTTTCTTATTTTGTGTATCGTGTAGTCTTGCAGGTTTGTCTTTGTCTTTTGTGATGACTGACTCTTGACCATGCTTACGTCCTAAGCGACGCATTACTTTTCCGAATCTACGTTTTGACATTCCTTTGCCAGGACTTGTTTGGTATGTGACCTCACGACCTGTGCCTTCTTTGCCATCGTCGGATTTGTATTTATATTCCCCTACACCCTTTTTATAACCAATACCTTTTTTCTTTAAATCTTTTTCGAGACCTTTACGTTTAGCTCGATTCGCTTTTTCATCAGATCCCCTATCAGCACTTATATTACCAGTCTGCTGTGTCTTAGACTTGGTTAACATACGTGTTGTAGGATTACCTTCTACTAATTTGATGAAATCCTGATAATACATAACTTTTAAGTTTTCTTTTTGTGCCAACTTATTCGCAGTTGCATACATGACACTCTTAGCGTCATCCCCATATAGGCGATTGAAACTCTTCTTCTTGCGTTTCATCGCCATTACAATTTTCTCTGCCTTTTGATTTACGGCTGGCATTATCCACCAACTACTTGTATTTCTTCAAGTGCTATTGCATTGCCTGTGACTGCTACTTTAGTAGCACGCTTCATGACTGCTTGAGGTCCTGATGCGTATGTGTAATCAGCTGATGCACTTGATGAGTCTATGTCAGTACTAACGAAATTACCTACAACTGCAGTTATCTTTTTACCTGCAGTTCCTGCAGAAAGAAAATTACTATCAATAGCAGGTGAAGTACTATCATCTTCTACAGCAATAAAATCTCCCACTGAAAATGGATGACTTGATGATGTTTCATGTAGGTGTCTACCTAATGTATAATCTGCTGTGGAATCGTCAACACCTTTCACAATCTTTGCATGACCTGGCTTACCACCTTTAAGTAGTAATGCTTGATCTTGAATCAAAGTGATTGCAGGTCCGTCATTAAATGCTACTGTAGCATCTCCTGCGGTTGCTATAACACGATAAAACCCAGTCTTTACGACTTGGTATTCTGTGGCACCTGCTGCGATTGCGTTTGTGCTTAGTACGTTAAGAACTGTCATTTCTTGTCGGTTGTCTTGTCTTCTGTATCTTTATTTATATTTTTTAGCATCTTCTGTAGATCAGTCGTGCTTCCTACAAAGAGTGCATTGGTAGTATTATTAGTCACCTTCTTATCTTCTGCATCTAACTCTTTCATCTTTCGTTGTAAATCTATAAGTTTCTCTGTAGTATCTGCAACGTTTTTAATCATCAAAGCAGCAACTTCATATGCTCTAGGATGATCACTACTCTGTGCAACCTCTAGAATACCATCTACTGCTTCTTGTCCTTTGGATACTAGATTGTGCATCTGTGCACGTGCAGTTTCGTAGTCATGTCTTACATCATCCTCTTGACTTTTTTTAAGAAGAGGTTTAACTTTATCGACATGCTTCTTTAAATCACCTTTCGGTTCTTCTCCAAATGTTTTGTCTAGTCCAGAAAATTCCATTAGATTGCCTCATCCTGTCCACTTACAGGATTGTATTTCTTCATGTCAGTATACTCAGAATATATTTCACCGAATCCAAAGTCATCATCAGATTCTAGTAGAGCATTATCAGCAGCATTAACTATGAATACATTTGATCCTACACTATGAACCGTAGGAGTTGACTTCTCATATCCTCTGATAACACTTAAATTATTACCAACCTTATTAGTGACTCTCATAAGTTCAGCACCAATGTATATGTTATCATATTGATTAATACCAGAAGCATTTGCTACTGCAAATCCAGTAGCAGTCTTACTAATAGTAGCAGAAAGAGTTGTTGCTACTGTGCCATCTCTATCAATAGTAGATTCTGGTTGTACAGTATATCTTCTTGCTCTTGGTGCAGTGTTTACATCTGTATTTGCATAGTAATCCACTTGAGTTTTTCTGACAACTTTTGCATCTGTGACAGGACCGTAAAGGTATGTCTTAGCAGTAAATTGTAGTGTGTATATAATTGCTCTACGAGTTGCAAAGTCTCCTTCATAGTCATCTTCATAATCTATACTTTGTAAAACTATAGGTACGTCTTTTGTTTCTCCTATTGTTGTCAATAGTTTTACAGATAGATTATAATGAGGTTGAAATATAGGTAATATCTGTTCTATAATTTGTAAACCATCATCTTGATTTTTTGATATAATTGCTAGTTCAAATCCTATGTTATAAGGAACAGGCATATAAGCATTTTTATTTTCGTCTGCGTCTTTCTTAAATTTAATTTTTTGTGTAGGTGATACTTTTCTTGAAGAATCGTATTCAATACCACCTATCTCAAATGATAATCTTGGAAGAGTTATCTGTACTCTTTTGTTTGTAGGATCAGGGTTCTGATCTAAACGTGCTAAAAATTTCTGTTTAGGACCATAAGCAAGAGGCACTTTCATAACCTCATCATTTCTTCGGATCTCTATATTATTAAACAGAGTTCCAAAAGATACAATTGTCTTACGAAAAATTTCGTTGTATGAATAAGTTCCTAGCATTAGATTGTGTTATCAGTAATAGATCCAACTGAACCAAATGGATTTGCCTCAGTAAAGTCAATGATCTGGTTATCAAGTGTTTCAAAGTCATTGTTTTGATCGTACTCAAGATTTTGATTATCGATCGTATTATATGTAGCAGTTGTCCAAGATGCACTAGATGTTCCACCAGTGACAGTCTCAGGAACTGTAAATGTACCAGAACGATTAATAACAATTAATGTTCTAGTAGAAGAGTCAAAAGATTTGACCTCAGCAGTCACGTTAGATGTACCACCAGTGATAGTTTCACCTGCTGTAAAGGTGCCACTACCACCTGCTACAAGACCAATTGTAATAGCATTTGCAAATGCAGTCTCGATAGCATCGAGTTCTGTAATACCTGTGTTGATCTCTTCGTCGCTGTACTCGAATAGTTCACATTGACATTCCCAAACATAATTTCTACCTAATTGATAGAAAGGTCTTTCTACTTCTACAAACTTGATTTCAAATAAATGTTTGGTTATTGGGAACCAAATTAAGTCCCCTTCGTTTGGTCTCCCTTCGACGTTAAGCGTGACACTATCGTCCACATGCTCTGTAAATTTCTCACGGGAGAATATAAAAGTTGTCTTGTCTTCAATACGGATTCCAAATTTGCTAAGTAGCTCACCTTGTCCTTCCCATCCTTCAACATTATTGACATATGCTCGGATAGCTTTCGCTGTTTCAAATTTTCCATCCGAATCTTCTTCAAAGACTGAATCTTTGTTGACAATCGTTCTCGGAACATAGTAAATGTCTTGCCCATAAATCTCGATACTTTCTACAACTAAGTTTTCAATAAATTTTTGCTCCTGTGCAGATGCATTTGCTTTTAAACGTCCTGCACTAGCATAGTTAGACTGAACATAATCTTGAGCTGGGGAATTCTGTATTGCCATGTTAGCCTATTAGATCTAGTGGTGGTATTTCATAGCGATCACGAATATCTTTTTCAAGATCTTCCTTGAATTTACTTGCGTCTTCAAGGATTTGACGACCGTTAAGAGTCACCCCACCTAACATTTGAATACCATCATACTTGCTAAGGTTCCTACCCCACTGTTGTTGGAATAGTGCCTCAACATAATCCTTTAACCAGTTGTCATTGAACATGTCAGTAAAGGTTGTAGGATCTTGACGCATAGTCATGTCTACCATTATGTAGTCCCCGACTGTAAGATCATCCCAGTCGAAGTCTAAGTAAAGTCTGTTTGAATGCTCATTCCATTTAACTCTTCTATTTGCTTGAGAGTTAGTCACGAAGTCAAGAGTCTCTAAGTATTGAGATGTTAGGAAGTAATGTAATATCTGTCCATGTGTCATGGAGTAGATATCATTTAAGAATATTTGATATTTAATATTGAAAATATTACCAGGTACTATACTTGATGCACCTATGTTTGTATATACATGATTGATACCTAAAGTACCAGGTGGTGTAGAAACATAATTATCTTGTCCATACCAAGGAGTTGATCCTTCTTGAGTGAATCCTTTTGCCTGAGTCTTGATAGCTTCAGTCACCTCTATTCTCATAAAGGTTTGAAAACTACCATTGTAATGGTATTCTTGATAGTAATCTATTGCTTCTTCTACCAAATCATCCAGTTGCTCAGTCGCAACGTTAATATCTATCGTAGGAAATCCTAATCTACGAAGAGCATAGTCTTTTAATTCTGTTTTACTTGCAGGTCTTGTAGCAGACATTGTTTATTAACTGAATGAGGATATTGTCAAAGTAGTAACATCATTAGCACTGACGACTTCTCCAGACTTGAAGAATCCATCTACATTATCAACAGTGACTTGGTTAGTTCCAAGAGCAGTAATGACCCCTGTAGTGCCACTGGTTGCTCCTGTGACAGTCGCTCCGACTTCCATAGTGGTAATGTCGGTAAGAGTCAATGTTGCATTTGTTGCAACAGTAGCAACATCAACTGTTGCACCATTACCATGGATCGCAGATACTGGGACTGTAGCAGTACTACCATGAATTGCTGTTACATCGAATGTAAGAGCAGCACCACCGCCACTACCAAGTTGAGCGTCAGCAACTGTGACAGTTTCATTGGCAATGAATCCAGATCCATCGTCTGTTACAGTGATAGTAGCAGCACCAGATCCATCAACAACAATACTAAATGTTGCATTTGCACCATCTGCTTGAGTGATGTAATCAGATGTGCCTATGGTATAAGTTCCTGCA